GCATGTTTAAAGATAAACTGGAAGTTACAGGTTTGGAGTCAGAACAGACTAAGCTGGATGACCTGATCCGGCAGATGCGTGGTGGTGGATAGTGAGTGCAGAACGTTTGTTGTTATCAGATAAATACAAAGCATTTCTCAGATGTGATGCACCGGTAGAGTTCCTGGAAGGGACAACAGCGGCCGGAAAAACCACAGTAGGGCTGTTTAAGTTCATGCTGAAAGTGGCAGAGTCTCCCAAGAAGCTGCACATTATAGCTGCCAAGGATACTGGTACTGCTGAGAAGAACATCATCAACAAGGATCTGGGCATTGTGGACGATTTTGGTGTCCTTGTAGAGTATAACGGCAATGGAACCAAGGATGATAAGATCCCGCATATCCTTTTCCATCCTTCCGGCGGTGATAAAGTTATATATGTCATGGGTTACGGTGACAAGAAGAAATGGCAGAAGGCCCTGGGCGGACAGTATGGCTGTCTGTATATCGATGAGATCAATACAGCTGACATAGACTTTGTACGAGAGGCTGCCATGCGTTGTGATTACCTGATGGCTACGCTTAATCCGGATGATCCTTCGCTTCCGGTGTATAAAGAGTACATCAACTGCTCACGGCCTCTGCCAGAGTGGGAAGAGGAAACGCCTCAGGAAATAAAAGATGAATTGAAAGAAGAACCAAAGCATGGTTGGGTGCATTGGTTCTTTTCTTTTGCCCACAACTTGGGCCTGCCTAAGGAAAAACTGGATAAGATTTTGGCCAATACACCGAAAGGCACAAAGATCTGGAAGAATAAGATCATGGGGCTTCGAGGTAAAGCAACCGGTCTGGTGTTTCCAAACTTTGACCGGAAAAAGCACGTTGTCACTGCTGCCTGGGTAAGGGCAGAGATAAAGGCAGGGCGGATCCGTTGGAAGAAGTTCTCCTGCGGATTGGATACAGCTTATTCCAGCAAGTCGCCGGATACAATCTCCATGATCTTCCAGGGGATTACAGAGGACAGGCGACTGATCACACTGGCAGAAAAGGTTTACAACAATGCAGAACTGGAAACACCTATTGCTCCCAGTGACACAGCTGTGAAGTTTGTAGAGTTCCTGGAGCGCTGCCGTAAGGAGTGGGGATTTGCGAAAGACGTTTACATAGACAATGCGGATCAGGCAACTATGACGGAACTTAAAAAATATAAGCGGTTGCGTGGCTGCCTTTATAATTTCTGGGATGCGTATAAGAAACTGGTGATCCTGGACCGTATTAACCTGCAGCTTGGCTGGATCCAACAGGGCTGTTACTTGGTAGTTGATGAATGCCCGGAACATTTGGCTGAGCTTGATAAGTACAGCTGGAAGGAAGACAAGGACGAACCGGAAGACAGAAATGATCATACGATCAATGCAGGACAGTACAGCTGGATACCGTATCGTAACCTGATCGGGTTTGAGGAGGACAAGAAATGAGGTGGATATCGAAATTGAATGAAAATATTAAACGGGGGCTTCGGAGCTGGCTGGATATCCAGGAAGCAAACCCAACTGTAATTCAAGTCCATGAACTTATGGATTTTGAATTGTCTGCTATCAGAAATCGTATATGGTATTGGGGTGACGGAAATAAGCTGGAAGAGTTTTATAAACAGAGCCCAGAAGAAGTTGATAAATACAAGTTCTGGGCATCAAGGTGCAGCTCAGGAATGGAAATGCGGAAAATACATACAGGCCTTCCAGCACTGATCGTCCGCGTTTTATCATCCATCGTTCTTGCGGATATGAATGATTTTGAGTTTGAGAATACGGCCCAGGAACAGATATGGAAAGAGATTGAGAAGGCAAATAAGTTCCGAAAAGGCTTTGAAGAAGCCTTGAAAGAAACGTTGTACATCGGTGATGGAGCTTATAAAGTGACAATGGATACTACAGTGAGCCCTTATCCTATTCTTGAATGGTATCCGGGAGAAAAGATAGAAATTAATCGATACCGAGGCAGAGTTAAAGAGGTGGTATTTAAGACACCGATAGCAGAGAACGGCAGAAAATACACACTCTATGAGTACTATGGATATGGCTACATCCGGAATGAGCTGTACAAGGGGGATAACTTAGTTGACCTGAAAGCGGTTGAAACTACCAAGAATTTGAAAGATTACAAATTTGATGAGTCGGTAATTCTTGCCGCTCCGCTTAAAATCTATGAGAGTGCAAAGTGGACAGGGCGAGGTGGTTCTATTTTTGATGGTAAGCTAGATAACTTTGATGCATTTGATGAGATTTGGAGCCAGTGGATGCAGGCTTTACGGTTAGGTAGAGCAAGGACATTTATTCCGGAAGCGTTTATCCCACGAAATCCGGAAACTGGTGCATTGTTGAAACCAAATCCGTTCGACAATCAACATATTGTGGGCAACGATAATATGTCAGAAGATGGTAAGAACCAGATCACCACAGTGCAACCAACAATTCCACATGACAGCTATCTTGCATCATACGTCACGGCACTGGATCTCTGCCTGCAGGGAATTATCAGCCCAAGTACTCTTGGCATTGATACCAAAAAGCTTGACAATGCCGAGGCACAAAGGGAGAAAGAAAAAACAACCCTTTATACTCGAAATGCTATCATTGAAGCTCTGAGTGAACAGCTACCGGAAGTTATATCTGCATGTATTAATGCCTATAACATCTTAATGAAGCAGACAATTGAGGAAGTAAAGGTATCAATTCCATTTGGAGAGTATGCGAACCCGTCCTTTGAGTCGCAGATAGAGACATTAGCGAAGGCAAGACCAGGAACCGCCTTAATGAGCGTTGAAGCAACAGTGGAAGAACTGTATGGCGATAGTAAGGATGATGAATGGAAACAGGAAGAAATAGCACGTTTGAAAGCTGAACAGGGGATTGCAGAGGTAGAAGAACCGGGAGTCAATATGGCTGCCGGTATTTTTGATGTTAATCTGGGAGGTAATGGGAATGCAGGTAAAGGTAATGAACCGAATATACTGGATGAGCCGAAAGGAGTACCAGGGGCTGCTGCAGGTAGCCAGTGAGCAGGTACCATTTGGAATCTATGCAGTTGAAAAGAAAGACTATGCGGAACTGAGAAATGATCGATGACCAGAGAATTTAAGGCACAAGGGTTCAAGGTGCTTGCGAATAAGGGTGCGAAACAGTGAATGAATATGATCTTGCTGTGGCTTTTCAGAAAATAGAAGAGGAGCTGATAACTTCTATAATCCGGAATATGGATCGGCATCGGGCAGAGGAAACCAAAGAAGGTTATAACTGGTCCATGTGGCAGACAGAGCAGTTGAAAGCCCTGGAAAAGTACAAAGTCCGTAACCAGAAGAAATACAACAAGCAGTTTAAAAGCATTAATGACCAGATTGACAGCCTGATCCGGATGTCACGGTCAAAGGGTGGTATGCATCAGGAAGAAAAAATCTTGCAAGCAATTAAAAACGGCTTTAAAGGGGCTAAGAGAACTGGATCGAGAGCCACTGCTGAGTTTTTCAAACTGAATGAGCAGAAACTAGAAGCATTGATCAAAGCTACCATAGACGATATGGAGAAGGCAGAAACGGCAGTACTCCGTAAGGCAAATGATGATTACCGCAAAGCAATCTTCAACGCCCAGGTGTATGCCAATACAGGCGCCGGAACATATGAAAAGGCTGTGGATATGGCTACAAAAGATATGTTGTCCCGTGGCCTTAACTGTGTGGAGTATGCCAATGGCGCCAGACATACGCTTTCAGATTATGCAGATATGGCAATTAAAACAGCCAGTAAAAGGGCTTATCTGCAAGGTGAGGGAGAAAAACGGAAAGAATGGGGGATTGCTACAGTCATTATGGCAAAGCGTGGCAATCCGTGTCCTAAGTGCCTTCCTTTTGTTGGTAAGGTCCTGATCGATGATGTATGGAGTGGTGGCAGCAAGAACGGTGTGGATCCGGAGACAGGCAAGAAATATCCGTTGATGAGTTACGCAATCAGTAAAGGGCTTTATCATCCAAGATGTAAAGACAGTCATACTACATATTTTCCGGGCATTTCCACAGCAGATGATACCTGGACTAAAGAAGAACTGGAAGCAGTTGGGCTTCAGAACCAGCAGGAAGCCAGACAGCAGTATGCACAGCGTCAGGAAGAAAAGTATGGAAGATTGGCTGAGTATTCATTAGATATGAAAAATAAAGCAGAATACCAACTAAAACGTAACAAATGGGCAAGGCTAAAAGAAAACGAAGGTATTTATTATACATATAATTTTGGGCAGAATGATGTTATAAAACCACATAATATCAAGAAAAATATGCTAAAATCAGACATCGGAAAAGAGATGTCTGAATATCTGGAAAAGAATAATGTTTCAGTTCAATTTGTTTATGGCATTGATAATCCGTATAATGAATTGGGATTTTATGACGTGGAAGATGACGTGATAAGAATTTTTGCAGATAGGACAAAGACAATAGAAAAAACAGCAGAAGTCCTCATACATGAAACAACGCATAGAAAGTATGGAATTGGCGGAGATCAATGGTCGGAAGCCATTTGTATTGCTCAAGAAGTGAAACATCGAAAGAGATCAAATAAATTGACTTCCCAAGAGAAAAAAGATATACTTAAGTTAGTAAATGAGCTTTATCCGGAGTATCCATGGAGAAAGTAGGTGATATTGTGACATTAGAAGAAATGAGGACGAAGATGGATAGCCGTAATAGAATGCTGTTGGATGCAAGAGCAGGAAAAAATCCAGTATGTCCTAAATGTAAAAAAGGTCATATTAAGTGTAAAGGAAACTACTTTTTTTATTGCGATTCTCCAGAATGTGATATGAAGCTTTCAATGGATCCAGAGAGACCGAAACAAGAATAGATACCACCAGTCATCAGGCCGGTGGTATTTTTGTACCCATTTTTAGGAAAGAGAGATTAAGAAGATGAAAAAGAAGATTTTAGCATTTGGAGTGGCATTATCTGTGATGTTTGGAATGATAGGGTGTTCAACAGCACACACAGTAAACTATAATTTATCAAAAGATGCGAATGAATTTAATATTTATCGCAGAATTACAGTTACCAATGCAAGAACGGATACGGTTATGCTCCAGGCCGAAGGTTATATGGCTCTTAGCAATAATAGTTCAAATGAACTGATAGTGACCATTAAAACAGGTGATGACCAGTATTATAAGGATTATATTTACCTGAATGACTGGACCTGCTATGTAATGGAGCAGACAGAGCCGAAAGGAACAGACAAGTATCATTATGAATTGGTATTTTATCCTGAAAGGTTAATCCCGGAAATTGAAGTTAAATAGATCTATAAATTGCGACGTCGCAAATGAAAGAAGGTGATCTTATGGGACTTTTATCGTGGATCAGGCAGAGGTTTTTCAAGAAAAAAGAATGCTGCCACCATTACCGCAAGCATTGGAGCAGGGCTTCCGGTCCTTATGGTGGTTATGTGCGGCGGTGTACCAAATGTAATAAGATCGAGCAGTAAGCACGCAGGCAGTTCCTGGGTGTTATTTTTATGCCCAAACGCGAGTATGGCATTAAACTCTGCGCGGCCGGTGACACCGATGGAAATGGATCAGTAACAGGAGTGACACTCCCAAAATGGAAAGGAGACTATTAACATGGCAGAAACAAATCAGAACCAGGCACAGCAGAACCAGCAGGGAGCAGGAGATGGAGGCACACAGACTGCGCAGCAGAACCAGAATACTCAGCAGGCATCAGCGCCAGCTATTGACTATGGCAAGATACAGCAGATGCTTGATGGAACGCTGGCAGCCAAGGAAGATACCGCACTGAAAGCTTATTTTAAGCAGCAGGGCCTTTCTCAGCAGGAAGTAGAACAGGCGATCGCAGTTTTTAAGCAGCAGAAGGCTGCTAATACTCCGGATGTGGGAGCTATGCAGAATCAGCTGACACAGGCACAGGAGACGGCCAAGCAGGCGCAGATCCAGAACGCTGCTATACTTGTTGCGGTAAGCATGGGTATTGATGCCAAGACAATTCCATATATTCTCAAAATGGCGGATCTTAGCCAGGCTGTAGGACAGGATGGAAAAGTCAATGAAGAGAACTTAAAAGCAGCGCTCAACAAGGTTCTGGAAGATGTGCCGGCATTAAAGCCGCAGGCATCCGGAACAACTGGATTTATCCAGGTGGGTGCAGCAAGCAGTGGAACAGGACAGCAGGCCAACCAGGCAGATCAGCTGTCTTCCATTTTTGGAAACAAGAAATAAGAAAGGATGATGTAAATTATGGCAGTATACGATTACGCGGAAACTTTTATGCGTGAGTTAGCGCAGAAATATTCAAGGGAAATGATTTCCAATGATCTGACTCTTTCAAATCCAGGAATTAAGTTCCTGAATGCACAGACGATTAAGATCCCTAGAATGACTGTAAGCGGTTATAAGGACCACAGCCGCAGCAGCATGGGATTTAATGCCGGAACTATCACAAATGACTGGGAACCGAAAAAGCTGACCCATGACCGTGATGTAGAGTTTGCGATTGATCCAATGGATATTGACGAAACCAATCTTGTTGTAGAGATTGCAAATATCCAGAACGTATTTGAGGAAGAGCAGGCAATTCCGGAAAAAGACAGTTATCGTTTCTCTAAACTGTACACAGAAGCAAAGACCAACAAGAGCAAAGGTGCAGTAATTGATAATACAACTCTTACTGCTGCAAATATTCTTGACTGGTTCGATGAGCAGATGGCGATCATGGATGATCAGTCCGTTCCACAGGAAGGACGTATGCTTTATGTGACTTCTGCAATGAATAAGTTGCTCAAGAGCGCCGAGGGAGTAACCAGAGTGATCAGTGCTGGCGCAGCGGGTGTGATTGATCGTCGTGTTCATGCTCTGGATGATGTAAACATTAAAGTTGTTCCGTCTGCGAGGTTTAAAACCAAGTATGACTTCACTAATGGATGTGCTCCGGCAGCTGCCGCAAAGCAGATGAACATAATGCTGGTACATCCATCCTGCGTTATTTCCCGTGACAAGTATGCATATATGAAGCTGTTTACACCGGGCACAGACTCCCGTACAGCTGACAAGTATGTATACCAGAACAGATACTACACAGACACTTTCCTGATTGAAAGAAAGTCCTGCGGTATTGCGATTAATGCAGAGGCAGAAGGGTAAGGTGAGATCATGACAGCAGAAAAAGACAATAAAGTCTATACGATTGATCAGAACCAGGTAGCGGCATATCAGACTGCCGGTTTTGATATTAGGGATGATGATGGGAAACTGATCGAGTATGGAGTGGATAAAACCGTCCCGTATAGTGTTTATGCCAAGGTTCTGAAAGAAAATGAGGAATTGAAACAGCAGATTTCTTCTATGGAAGCTGAAGAAGAAAACGCAAAGGCTGAAGAAGAAACTACAAAGACTGTGCGGAAGAAAGCAGGGCAGTAACATGGCCTACGAACCGTATGTAACCTCAGAATATTACCAGAAAGAATACGGCGGCAGCATTGTACCTGAGGATGATCTTACCAGGGCACTCCGTCAGGCCAGCCGCCACATTGACTCCCTGACTTACAACCGGATTGTAGGTCGGGGATTTTCTAATCTGACAGCATTCCAGAAGGATCTGATCCGGGAAGTGGTCTGCCAGCAGGCAGATTTTGAAACAGAGAATGCAGATGAGATCAATACGATCCTGCAAAGTTACAGCATAAACGGAGTGTCTGCTCAGTTTGGCAGTTCCTGGAACGTGTTTACAGATAAAGGCGTTGCCATGAAACGGGATGTATACGCTATGCTGTGCCAGACGGGCCTTTGTTGCCGCTTAGCGAGGTGAGACTATGAAATATCCATGTTTAGTGCCAAAATGGCTCTGTAAGGTTCCTGTACATGTGCATTTGGAGTCTGAGGAACTGAGCAATGAAGGAGAACCAAAATACAGCATGGATGCAGACCTTCTCTGCAATTTCCAGGACAAGGCTAAAACAGTTCTGACTGCAGAGAAGAAGCTGATACAGATCACAGGTGTAGCTTTGTTTCCGGGAGATATTGCACCGGACATGCCTTCCTTAAGTGGTGGTACGCTCACTGTATTCGGTGAGGAGCGCCGGATTGAACAGGGATGCAAGAACAGGAACCCGGATGGAACAGTAAATTTCTGCAGTTTGGAGGTGGTCTGATGCAGGTAAAATCAACTATAAAGCTGAATATGCCGCGTATTAATCAGTTGACGCAGGCAGCGGTGACAGCATTGGAGAAAACGGCAGAGGCGTTGCATACAGAGGTCGTACAGGCCCAGATCATGCCATTTGATACTGGTAATCTGCAGAACGAAAGCACCTTTGTGGACTGCAGTGAGTCTGCCAGCGGAAAGGTAAGTATTGTATCAAGCACACCTTATGCAAGGCGGATGTATTACCATCCGGAATACAACTTCCAGAAGTATGAAAATCCGTTTGCAGGCGGTAAATGGTTTGAACCTTGGCTTCCTGGCGGTATCAGCTCCGACTTCTGCAAGGAAGCTTTTAAGAAGTTCTATAAAAAGGAAGGTGGTACGTGATGCTGCGACTGACCGATATCAGAGCCTGGATCAGCAGCTTGGGACCGGCAGAGGATGATTGTGTTTACATTGGAAAACTGGATAATAAAAAGCAGGAATCCATAGGAGTTTACAGCCGACCCTCTTCCGGAAGCCCTAATATTGCGCTGGGCGGTCTTAAATGTACCACTTATGATACAAAGCCGCTTTCCTTATTGATACATTGGAACCGTAATAAGTCAGAGAGCGAAAACGCAGCCTATGAGCTGTTTGAGAAACTTAGAAACATATCCAGCCTGAGCATAGGAGATACCCACATCAACTACATTAATCTGATGGTCCCGGAACCACAGGATGTAGGCACAGATGATAATGGTGTATATGAATATGTGATTTGGCTGGATTTAATTTATCAAAGAAAGTGAGGACAAGAATATGCCAGGAGTAGTATATCCGGTACACAGTAATCAGTTTAAGATCGGTACTAAGGGCGTAGACAGCACATCTGAGCAGATGGTAATGCCGGCCGATCTTGAAAACTTTTCCCCTGCTATTGATGGCCAGAATGAAGAATGGTATGCAATGGATGCAGAGGGATGGGCAAAAAGCATTGTAACGGGCAAAAAATTTTCTATTGATTTTAAGGGCAAACGATCTGTTGGTGATCCTGGAAATGATTATATTGCAGGGCTTGCCATGAAGATGGGGAAAGACGTCATGACGAAATTTGAATGGACCATGGTATCCGGCGCCAAGCTGGAAGGAATTGTGGTTATCAATGTTACAACCCCAGGCGGTGGCGATACAACCGCAGCAGATGCACTGGAATTTACTGCAACGCTGTATGGCAAGCCAACCTTTACACCGGCAGAGGCAGCATAAGGAGGAAGAAAAGATGGCAAAAGTAGTAGATATTACAGACAAGCTTACGTTTGATGGAAATCCGTGTTTGATGGTCAAAGGGGAAAAAATTGAAGTAAATGCAGATGCACCTACCATGATGAAAGTTCTCAATATTACAAAAAATGGTGGGGCTTCGGAAAAAAATATGAATGAATTATACGAACTGGTATTCCCGGAAAAAAGCAGGAAGTTAATTAATTCATTCAAGCTGCTGGTGCCTGACTGGATGACCGTTATCCACGAAGCTATGAAGCTGATCACAGGAGATATTACAAGCCAGGGAGAGCAGTGACCCGTACTACGATCTACTTGAGGACTGGGACCTGATCGTTTCCAGTTTTCTTACGCAGTACGGGTTACGCATAAGGACCAAAGAATTTGAAACAGTCAGCTGGGATGAATTTCGTTCCCTGCTGGCTGGCCTGTCTCCCGATACTCCCCTTGGGCGCATGGTTGCGATCCGATCAGAAACAGATAAGGAAGTAATCAAGCGTTTCACACCGGATCAGAAACGTATTTATAACGAATGGAGAGACAGGAAAGCAGAGAGCATGACAAAAGAAGCATATGAAAAGGCTATGGATAAGCTGGAACAGTTTATGGCTGACTGCTTCGGAGGTGGTTGAAATTGAAAGAGTAAAGCAGGAAAAAGTCCGGTGCCCGTACTGCGGGTATC